ACATCTTGAGTTTGTCAACGGCAGAGTATGGCAGATCGATATCAAAGAACAAATGAAATCTCTGAATTCCGATGAAATTGCTGCAAAGCTGTTAGAAACACTTCAAGAATATAAAGATGAAATTAAAAAATTAGACTTTAAGGTTGACATTGAACGGTTGAAAAAAGATATCGGCGATAGTACTAAAACTATTTTTTAAGAAGTATACCCTGATACTTTAGCAAAATTATATAATTCTTCAGCCATTATTCTATAACCTTCTCTAGTAGGATGCATACAGTTAGTGATGTATTTTGTAGGTTCTTTTAATTTAGAATAATAATCATAAAATGCACCGTCAGCTAATTCTTCCCTACCATCATAACGCAACAGTAATTGCATAAAACTTTTACAGCCCTGCGGATATAAAAATTTATTCCACGGAATAGAATCTATCAATTCTGTATGTTCTTCGCCAATTTGACGTATAAAATTTTCTCTAGTAATTCGTTGATCGAATGCGCTGGCAACTATAAAATCCCAGCCCTGTGCGTTAGCGAACATTTCCGCTTCTCGAATGTTTAAAAGTGCTTCAAGACAAACAAACTTTTCATTCCAAATATCTCGAGCGTATGCTTCCCACAATTGTTTATTTTTTGTATTCTGTTCCCAGGGATTTGGCCACATGGCATAGAAATGATGATGTTCTTCAAATCCTCTATTAATAAAATCAAAACGTTCTATACCGCTGAGCATTAATACAAGAATAGCTTTATTTGCTTTTTCTATTTTAACCTTGGGATTAAGATACAGTTCTTTTACACTTGCTCTGTTTCCTTTACCTGAAGCTCCAAAATTTACTGGAGTAAAATTAGGCAGATGATTTTTACAAATTTGAGACACCCAGCTGTATTCATACATTTCAAATTCTAATCGTCTAGGAACGTTCAATGGATCAATAAAATTATTATATCTTAGATAAGTTTCCTTACTCCAACTTCCTACACCTTGTGTAAAGCTATCTCCCAACCCGATAATTAATTTTGAATTTTCATCTATTGCAGGTATATGAATATCATACATTTATATTTTTCCTAATTTAAAATATTTATTATATGCTTGTTCTACTCTAATAACTGCAGGATTTGTTTTTGTAGCATTCTTTTTTAAATTTTCGTAGTTATGTTCTAGTATAGGACGCATGGACTCAAACCAACTTGCTTTGTCCTTGATCGCGATTATTTTTTTTATCGATTCCACTATTGCATCATATCTTTCAAATGTTGGTAATTCATCATACCGTTCGTCAATGAATCCTTCAAATGTTTTATATCCCATATCACGTAATTCTTTTAAACTACCCTTGTTGCCTAAAACAATAAACGGATGAAAACACACGATCGGTTTAAAAACTTTTTCACTTAAAAATAATTGTTGATCATAATCTGAAAAGGATGGTTCTGAAATTACAGTGACCCAAGAATCTAAGCATACTTGATCCTGTATTCTTTTTATATAATACGAATCGTCAAAATCATTGTTGTTTTTTCCATGAACCAATAATGGCAAAATAGAATTTGCTATTTCTGCTCGTTCTTTTGGAAATCCTCGACCTTCGAAATATACAGTATTTGTATTAAAAGGATTCATACTTACTAAACCGTGTTTCAATAATTCTTCTTCAAACATCCTGATGTAAAACCAAATCCTATGCCCACGGAGTCTTTTTTGCAGACAATTAAAATCTTTAATTTCATTTATTTGTTTATGTGATATATGCTTGTCGATCGAAATGTCTAAAGATGACCACACAGAATTATTATAAACATCTGCCTCAAAATGCACATAAGGAATAGCTGTTATTCTATTTTTAATAGCATTGTCAGATGCCCATTTATCATACTGTTTATCGCATAACGAATTTCCGGTAACGTAGACCACTGCTTCTGGAGGGACTTGATAGTCCTCGCATTCTTTGTGAAAAAATTCCCACAACCATTCTGCATGATATCCCTCTAATGATTGATCAAATAACAGCATCGCTTTGCCATCTCGAACATCGTTGAGTTGTTTTTTATTGATATAAGAAAACGCCGTTGCTTTACTATTGCCGATTGCCTTTGAATATCCCGTCCAGTCATTGGGGCTATGATTAACTCCAGTAGATATTATATACGGACGTGGTTTGTATTTTGTAGGAAACATAGGAAACATGGTTGCCAATTGGGTTCTAAATAATATAGTCTGTGCTATAGGGGATGGTGAAAATCTCCTAAACCCTGACATGTTAATATCAGGACACGATGTATAATTTAAATGATTATCTATGTCTTCAAATACAAAATTCATTACATTAACCTATCTCGCCATGGCGTTGGCGTTTTATCATTTACGATTTCCAAAGGAAAACTGTAATCAAAAGGCTTTGGTCCTCGCTTCTTAATCCAATCAGCGGTATGTTTAACCGCCTGTTTCACATCGATCGTAGTTTTATATCCTAAAATTTTTCTAGCTTTATCACTGGAGCACATAGCATCTTTTACTTCTCGAGGACGTTCAGGAAAATAAATTGGTGGTTCAGCAAATTTACATTCTTCAGCAACTATCGAAACTATTTCATTAATTGTGATAGTACCTTCGTCTGGTCCTATATTAATTATCTCTCCGACAATGCTAGGATCAAGTGCCATTTTTTCTAGACAATAGATACAATCATCGATGTAACTAAAACAGCGTGTCTGATTACCATCACCATAGACAATAGCTGGTTTCCCTTGTAGATTACGATTTATCATGATACTGATCACATTACGAAACGGATCATCGTATCGTTGTCTTGGGCCGACGATATTATGAGGCACAGCAATGTTCCATTCCATACCGTGTGTGTCACACAGAACTTTAAGTGTTTCCTCTCCGGCAACTTTTGCGATTCCATACGGATCAATTGGGTGTGTCTGTTGTGATTCTCTGAAAGGAGTTTCTTGATCGCCGTATCTTGCCATACTGGAACAATAGACAAATCGCTTTACTCCAACAGCAATAGCTGCGCTTATAGTACTAACTGATGCTTGATAGATATTTTTAGTGATAAAATTAGGACTGAACACACTTAATCCTTCGTGTGCGGTGGCAGCAGTATGTATGACAACATCGCTGTTATTCATTATTGTTTTTAATTTTTCATAGTCGCAGCAATCAACAGCATGAAATTCTATTCTAGAATCTAAATTATCTAAATACCCGCCGATCAATGTGTCATTACCAGCAACACTATGCCCAAGAGCCAACATCTTATCTGCTATATGACTGCCTAAAAATCCTGCTACGCCTGTAATAAAAATTTTCATTTAAGTTCCTTGAAATGCATGATCATTCCACCTTTATGTATATTGATATCCATATTATCAGGCATTGCTGACAGATAAGGATCTATAGAATGTTGTGAAATTAAATCGATTCCGCAGCTCCTAATAAATTTTAATTCATTCAATATGCTGGATACACATTCCACAGGCTCGTATAAGAATATATCAGCATCTGACAGTAGATGCTTTTTAATATTACTAAAAAATTCTTTATGGATTGCCATGCCCTCATCGCATACCACACGTAAGATATTTTTTATAGAACTTTTATCCATCCCAACGTATAACCCTTTTGTTTGTTTAATTGTCCCAAAGGCATGTGGCGGATTACCTATTACTAGATCCCACTTATCACTCTCTGGGATTGTGCTGATTTCTCCAGTAACATATCCGTGAACTTTATTAGACAGTCCGTTATTTTTAGCAGTATCTAGACAGTCTCGAATTGCTGCGGAATAGTAATCTGAGAACGTCATGTGGTCGCACTGGCCACGTCCGAGAGCTTCAAATCCTAAAATGCCAAATCCGCTACACCATTCAAATCCACGGGTATACTTGCTCTTACCTGTTTTTGTAACGACGTCTGAAAAGAAGTTTTTCATCCATCCTCCACCGCCGTCGAGATGATAATATGATCTCATACGAATACCGCCGGCTATTTCAATATCCATTCTTTTGTCTTTTTGAACCCATGTAGGATCAATAGGTATTAGTTTAATGTCTGACATTGTTTGTAAAAATCCATCATCTCTGGAAATGTTTCTGCAAAATTCACGTTGCGTCTGCGATCATATTCAGTAAACCAATTAAAGAAGTCTCTACGACCTTCTTTTAGCTTTTCTGGGGTATAGATAGCTGATTCCATGTATTTTACAACTCTTTCAAATTTAGCATACTCTAAGTCGTTGAATTTGCTTCGGTTTTTATCGTCTAAATTGGCTAGAATGAAGTCTAGATGACTTACCATGTAAGGCATAAACTCATCTTTAGGCAAAATATTCATGTCGTACTGTAACGGTTCTTTTAAATAGGGTGTATCAAATCTAATACGCTGCCATTTGTTTTGTTCAAATCCATTATACTTTGTACGCCATTCTAGAATCTTTTCTAATAGACTTTGAAAATTAGTTACTGTAAGAATATTAAACGTGATCATAAACGTAATTGGCAACTGTGTTTCGGTTAGATACGTGTCTAGATTACGTTCCCATACTGTTAGGTCCAGGCCTGTGCGAATATACTCTGCAGGTGCTCCCCACGTATCCATGCTGGTAAAAATTTTAAAGTCCTTGATCTTACCACTGTTGACCAGATTGTTTACTTTCTCAACCAGACGATCAATCAATACAGGTTTAACTCCAAAATTTGTATTAATGTTAAGCTCTAGATTAGGCAAAGGATTGTTTTCTAAATCTTCTAACAATCTCCATGTACTAGATTGTAATAATGGTTCACCGCCCGTAATGCGCAGAATTGTTAGAGTCTCACGAACTTCCGGCCACCAACGCCACCATGCTTCAACATAGGGATTTGATTCTTCTTCGTAAATCTTAAACCAATCAATATCATTGCGATGATTCTTAACCATAGTGTATGGTCCGTGATCTTTGATTTCTTTATAGTAACTGCTAGAATGTTTAGGATGACAATATCCGCATTTAAAATTGCATTCGTTCCCAAAGCTAATTTCAATATACTGCGGATTCACCGGAGCTAACGGATTAGTCGTTATAGCTCCTAGGCGCTGCTCTGTAAAGATACTGGCATTGCGTTCGTGTCTATCCGAAATATATTCTTCACCCAATGCTTCAATATTCCAGCAGTATTGACAGCCTGCAGGTTTTTCTCCTGCCATCATTTCTGCACGTTGGCTTATTTTTTCTTTGGTGTTGTGTAATGCGCTAGGATCAACTGCTATTTCTTCTAAAGGAATCTTGTGAGGTGCTGGATGATAGCAACTGTGAGTTTCACCTGTCTGCAGATAGATAGTGGTATGATGCCACTTCGCCAAACAAAATGTTGGTGAAATCTCCTTCATTATAGGAATAAATTTTCGTATGCGAGTTTTATCGTCCAAATCGTTCTCTCAGCCAATTAAAATCGTTGATCATTTTCAATGCTTCGTTGTTATCTTTGTTTTCCAACCCGTACTGCTTGCCCTGTACGGCACCTTCAATAGCTTCTCTGCCAAACGGTCGATCGATACCTCTAGTACACCAAACATTTAACCTATAGGTTGTATCTACATCGTCTTGTCGATCTATTGTTTTACTGGATAACTTCACGCATTCTCTAAATGCACTCTTCCATGTATTGAAAGCATCTACATTGAAAGCTGTGATATTGCTGACCTCTGTCATTGCCTTAAACAATGATGAGATGCTGGTTGTCATATCCGGTTTAGAAATATCCATATTCTGCGTTAGACGTTTAGGTAATAATTTTACTCCACCATATCCGTACTCTAAATCATTGATAGGATTCATGCTACGCCATACGTGTACGTTTTCTAAATCATATTCACTGACCACGTGATCAAAATTAAAAGTATCCAGTATCTGTGCGTCAGCATCTACTACCCAAAACATTTTTGTAAATGCTTTTTTTGCGGCCGCAATATGTGCTTGATGTATGCCTTTAATTCCCTGTACTCGCTGAGCATAGGGGAATCTCGCTTTTAGGCGAGAAAAGTTTTCGTCTGCTTGCGGTTCGTTATAACTGATAAAGATTATATCGTATCTCATTGCTTGTAATAGGTTAGTCCTAGGTTAATAGTTTCGTCATATAAATCTAACATATATTTGCTCTGTTGCGGAGTAAAATCAGGCCAATCTAATCCTAGATTTACTTTTATCTTTTCTCCTAGATCAACAATATCGTGTTCTATATTATCATGATCAATATTCTGTTCATACATATTTCTCAAGATTTCAAAATCCCTAACATCGATATAATTCCAATCTGTACAATTAGTCATCCATGTTCCCATGCGAGTACCAAGAATAGCATATAAGCCATGTTCTTCATGTGCACCTACAGTTGACCACATGCGCAATCTATGGATATTATGCCACCATATACGTTCTTTAATTTCTTGAGGTGGCACACGAACTCCATTAAGTAGTGTCATTTTAACACCTTCGCGGAATCCTGCTCGCCATGCTTGAAATGGGCTCCCAGTTATAATGCTGTCGCTATAGACTCGAGGAAAATTACGATATCCCTCTTCCCAACAAAAATCAACCTGTCCGCGATCGCTGACACTGGCTTCATGTGTGCGCATGTTTAACACAAACTCTTTCTTCCAGATTTTAAGGCCGCCGTTACCATATCTCAATCCGTTGACGCTGTTACGTCCACACCATCCGTAGACCTGTATCTTAGGATCACTCATGTCTAAGTCCAGATCAAAAAATTCAGTGTGTACGATATTGTCGGCATCTACAGTGATAAACCACTCAGTGTCTGATAAAGCCGCTGCGGCTTTATGGGCAGCATCTGAGCCTTTGACTCCATGCACACGCTTGGCCCACGGTGCTTTAGTCAGTAGATCGGCATAATGCACGTCGGCATTAGGTTCGTCATAACTGAGAAATACTATATCAAATTCTACTGTTTTCATTTTATGTCAATTAAATAATTTTTAAAAATTCTTCTTGTGTACACACTGAACTTAGAAGGCAACGACAAGTTAGTAAATTTTTTAGACTTTTCTAATAAATCGGAAATTTTTAACGATATTGTATCGTGTATGCAGTTAGGATCATTGTAATCGGTGAGTAAGAATCTCATTTCAGTGTCGCCAGACCAGGTAATATTTTTTTTCTTTACTGGTTGAAATTTTTCATGTTGAATATATGTTCCAGTATACTCTTCACTTAATTCAATAGTTAAGGATTGGTTTTCAACATTATATTTTATATAAAGATCAATTTTTTCATCGTCGGCATATTGTTTTTCAATGACTCGATGTAGTACATCATCTATTTTTACAGCAGTTTTAACTTCAGCTATTTGAAAAGTATTATCTATAACGTCTACAAAACAAGAACTTATTTTTATCTTTCCCTCAATAATCATTTCGGCTGTTTCTCGATCAACATCTATTGTATATTTTTCATTTTCTAAAACAGATTTTGGTCCTATACAATGCAGTGATCCCGACTTAGGATCATATACTGCGGTATATGCTGGTTCGGCCCATACAATATTTTTAAATAGGTCTTCTAAATTTTCTATTTCTTCCATACTAATTCCTCTAAAATGTTGATCATTTCTTTGTTAATTTTATCTTTTTCAACATAATGAACAATATCATATTGTTGATAATTTCCTAATTTTAACTGACCTTTTCTGTTAAGATAAAATCCTATATGATCACTCCATGCTGTTGCTGGCCAAGGCCAATTCTGCAGAGCTGGTTTCATATGCACTACTCTTGGAAACTCTAACTCATAACTTATTTCATCTTGTATATCTAGTAATCTTGAACTCAGTGCAAATGCTTCGTCGGTTCCGACTACCTTAGGCCTATATTCAGATAGAAATACATTTGAAAACTCTGTAGGATTTTTAATTATATAACGACCCAATGTAAAAAATTCTTTGGCTAATTCGGAGTCTCTTTTAAAAAATGTATAGAATGAATATAAATTAGGTAAGTTATTTTTAGTAAATGCTCTACGATATTCATCCGATTTAACTATCTCGCCTCTATAATTATAAGATTTATTAGTAACATATAATTCTGCGTTATCAATAAAATAATCAATCCAATGGCTATAATCCCGAAGAAATAACATATCAGCATCGAGGCATACGGTGTTATCGAACGGAGTTAATGTATCCATCCAACTTCGTCCATCCCAAAAAGATTCTTTATCCCACTCTATCACATGATCAAATACCCAAGAAGAATTTAATTCTTTCACAGATTCAATATCATCAATAACTAAAGCTACTTGGTCGTATCCTGGCTTTTGTGTATGTTTTATACTTAATGCAAGCCCGTAGGCCAACTCGAGATAGTCGGCGTTATCAGATGTCGAAACTATAATAAGGTATCCAAAGCTCATTTTATCTCCAACAGTTTATCTGCTTGTCTTATTAGACTCTGTTTATTCATAATATGAATATCTAGATTAGTTGCTGCTGCTGCAATATAGTTTGAATCTAAATTTGGGGAAATTAACATTGTCAACTTTCCCGATGTAGAAACATCTAGAAGAACATCTTTATCTAAAATTGATAGTATCGGAGGAAGTGCGAGAGTAGTATCAGTTTCATAGCTATCTAGAATATGCTTGGCAATACTAAACGCAATATCATTTCTATATTGCCTATTATCAAATCTAAATAAATCCGAATAATATTCATAGTTTTCTCTAATTTGATCTACTAACTCAAAAAACATTTTTGAATACTCGCTTTTCGAAAACATTACTGTTGTGGCCCAATATAAATGAATTCCTGTATCAGAAATATATCTATCATGATATCCTAGTCTTTTTTGATCGTAGATATCATTTATAGCTGATGATATTAATACATCCGAATCAACGTCCCAATAATTGCTTAGGGTATCAGAGAAAATTAAAAAATCACTGTCTATTAACAGAGTTCGATCATAAGGAGTTAATTCATATGCAGAACATCTGTTAGAATTTATAAAAGGAACTAATTTATTTTCAATTCCATCATGCAAGTTCCGTTGATTATCAGTTATTGGTTTTTCTATTTCAATAATCTTATCAAACAGTGTCTTGGCCTTTTGATAGATTTTAGATTCTTTCATCCAGTCGATCGTAAACTTATCTGTTATTAACGATACCGGAACCTGGAGATATTTTGCGGCTAATTGACCAGAGACTATTGACATTAACGCATAGTCAACATCTCTATTATTATGAGCAAAAATTAATACACCGCGTGTCATAGATCTAATATTTTTTCAACACTTCTACTTTTTTTCAAAAGTTCGTATTGTTCATAATATTCTAGTGTAGTAGTGAAATATCTATCAAAAATCTCATCTCTAAAAATATTCAAATCTTCGATCATTATTGGATTATTATTGATATCGAGCAGCGGCACACCTGAAATTCTACCTTGATCGATCAGCATCTGAACAAAGGTGATTAGGGATTGATCGATTTTAAATACGCCGCCGTTATGCCCGTAGGTTAGTTTAGATGCGATCTTTTCTTTGAGTAATTTTTTTTGGATCGCAAAAGTTTGGCGATAGTTGGCAAATTCTAGAGATTTTTTTAAACGGTCGTCCATGTATTTTTCCTAACAATATAGTAGCAGTTTATTTATTTGCTATTATCTTGGGAAAAATATTTTTAAGGAGTTATTGAGCCCACTGTGATTGTTGGCATTTCTACTGAAAAAGTTCCAGTTCCTGAAGGCGCAAGAGTTCCGGATGCTTCGAGAGTATTTGCTGATAAGGTTATTGTTCCGTCAACTGAATCATAGGCAGCTGCCCCAGGATGTGAATCTAACCATTCCACTAAGAATTCAATAGTGCTGGCTGTTCCTGTGCTGTTATCAGCCACCGACGGGGTTCTAGCGGCTATTCTATATATATTTGCAGAATAAGGGCTAGTAGAACTAGCAGTATAAAAATACTGAAAAGCATTTGAAAGTCTATAATAATTCTGACCGTCATTGGGTTCAGTTACTGG